TGACGCTGCTACCACTGCGGCAGTACAGCCCCGGCAGCAGTGCCTGCCAGGACTACCGGGCGCTGGCCAGTGAACTGATGGAGGAGGTGCAGGGGTAATATGGCCGGGAAGAATTTTGATATTTCCAAATTTGCCGCCACGCTGAAACCGGTGTCAGAATCGGACCACACCGGCCCGGAGCAGATCGAGTACATCGACATCGGCCTGCTGGACGGCGACGAGCGGAATTTCTACCAGCTGACGGACATTGACGAGCTGGCGGACAATATCCAGATGTGCGGCTTGCAGCAGCCTATCCGGGTGCGGGCCGGTGAGGGCGGACGGTTCACCATCGTCAGCGGCCACCGGCGCCGGGCTGCCTTGGCTCAGCTTGTGGAAAAAGGACTGGATCAGTTCCGCCGGGTGCCCTGCATCCGGGAGACGGACGATGTCTCCCCGGCGCTTCAGGAGCTTCGGTTGATCTTTGCCAACAGCTCCACCCGCAAGCTCACCAGCGCGGAGATCGGCGAACAGGCGGAGCGTGTGGAGGCGCTGTTGTATCAGCTGAAGGAGGACGGTTTTGAGTTCCCGGAGGGCCGGATGCGGGACGTGGTGGCAGCGGCCTGCAACACCCACGGCTCCAAGCTGGCCCGGATCAAGGTGATCCGGGAGCATCTGCTGTCTAACCTTCGTCCTGCGTGGGACGGCGGGAAGATGCCGGAGCAGGCGGCCTATGCGCTGGCTCAGTTCCCGGCAGATATGCAGATGCGGATCTCCAAGGCGTTCCCCAAACTTCCCAACGGCCCCACATTGGAGCGGTTGTTGAAGCTCTACAAAGAGGACGGTTACCGCTGGGATCCTTGCCTGACCTGTCCGGACGGCAAGGAGTGCAAGCATGGAGACGTTTTCCTCAGGCATGACGCGGATGCCCTTGTTTATGAGGTCTGCGGCGGTAAGACGTGCTGTCTGGATTGCCGCCAGGCTACGGCTGAGTGTTACGCCTGCGACAAGGCTTGTGCCAAGGCCAAGGCCAAGCGCAAGGAAAAACTTGACGCAAAGAAGGCGGACGCGGAGAAGGCTACTGAAAAACATCAGCGGAAACTTGAGCGGGAGCTTCAGGTCAGCGCGGCCCGTCTGGCCAGAGCGGCGGACGCTGCCGAACTGCCGGACACTGCGACCGCCATCTGGTCCAGATACGGCGGTGGCTACACGGTGGGCAAACTGCGGAAGTTTGCCTCCGGGGATTTTCAGGGCGAACGCGTTTGGGTCAACGAGCTGGAGCCGGAGAATATCTACAACGTTGACAAGACGGCCAAGGCACTGCACTGCTCCGCCGACTACATCGTGGGCCTGACGGAGGAATTGAACCCGGGGCAGTCTTCCGGAGTACCGCTGAAATTCGTGGACGGCAGTGAGCAGCCGACGCGATCCGGCCCATACTACTGCCGGTTCCTGTGCGACGGAATGGTTTTTAAACAGGTTGCGTGGTGGGACAACGTGCTGAAGCGGTTTTCTTTCCGGAAATCCGGGGACTCCATCGAGTCCGCTTGCCTTGGCTGGTTCCCACTGCCGGAGGTGGACGAGAAAGGAGCAGACACATGAGATACACAGGGCGCGGAAAGCGCCGCAGCCGGGCCCTCCCGATTCTGACTCTGGCAGCCGCCGTGGCTGCCGTGATCCTGCTGGCGGTGATGCTGCGATGAAGCCGAAGCCGCCATGCGGGAGGAACTGCCCCAAGCGCTCCGCCATCCCAAACTGCCACGACTCAGTGGTGTGCCCGGACTGGGCCGCATATCAGGAGGCCTTGGCGGAGTGGAGTGATGCAATGAAGGCAGAAAAACGTGAGAAAGCAGACCTGAAGGCTACCAAAAGCCGGATGGCTAAGATCTGCGAGTCAAGGGAGATGGATAAACGATGACGTTTTCGATGAGTGATGATGAAATCCGCGTCAGCTACAACACTGCGAAAGATCAAAAAGCCCAGGTCAAGGTCCTGGCGGAGCTGAATGTCACCACACCGGCGGTAATGGCCGCAAAGCTCCGGGATCTGGGCTGCAACGTGCCGGATTTCCCATCTGTCAATCAGCGGCCTTTGCGCGCCCATGACATTCTCTTTGACGAGACCCGGGCTCGGGAGCTGTTTGCGGAGGGCAAGTCTGACCTTGACATCGCGGAGATGTTGGGCATCGGCGTATATGCGTTTGCGGCTTGGCGGCGCAAAAACGGCATGAAGCGGCCAAGAGGTGGAGACATGCAGAAAATGGAACAAAAAGCAAAGCCAAAGCGCTGCAAGGCTCAGCCACCCATGCCGCCGGAAATCGAAACGCCGGAGCCGGAACCGGCCCCGG